CCAGTAACCAGCTAAGGAATCAGCTTGAGCAGCACCATACCATACTGTATCACAGTCATTTGACTCTGCATAAGCACATGCAATTGATAAAAACATGGTATTCCTAAACGGTACATATGATATAGGTTGTGCATCTCCTGCCATTTCTTTAATTTTAGGATTATCTATATCAGTATTAGTTAGAGAACTCTTAGTTGCTATTGATTTAATATAGCCTACGTTAAGGGTCTTAGTAGTAATGTTAACTGGTTTACCTTTTGTGTACTTATTCTTTATACTATCTGTTTGTAACTTAATACATTCAAGTTCACGCTTATGTCTTTGTCCATAATCAAACGATAATAAATGTATATCTCTATAACCCTTATCAGCTGCCATATGCAATAGCACTGACGAATCCATTCCACCGCTAAATGATATTACTAATTTGTGACTCATATGTTATTGTACTTCAACACTACACTTACGTGTCTCTTCAATATTAACCTTAACCAATTTTACATTAGTTCCAGCTAGCTGTTGTGGCCCAATTACGTTAATTAAGTACTGGCCCATGTTTTCTGCAGTTGGATTGAAGTTTACAACTACCGTACCTTCTGGGTCTAGTTCTTTTAATGTTGGAGCAAACGGGTCTTTTTCCCAAATTAGGAATTTATGGTCCCAATTTACCTCCAACCATATAACGAACTTGTCTTTAATACCAGAAAAGTCCATTACTCTACCAACTGTATCTAACTGATCAGCCTCTACTGTTAAATAGATTCGATAATTATGACCATGTAAGTGTGCGCACTTAGATTCATGGCCATAGACACGATGACCTGTAGAGAAATCGTGGTATCTTGTTGCTGTTATCTTATTCATATAGAAATTATATCATTGTACCTCAACCTCATCTGGAATTATATCATCTTTCCCAATATTACTACCATACTTCCATTCAACTTTAATTTTTTCTTCAATACCTGGTATAATAGTCTCATCCCATAATTTAAAATCACTCTTCCATTTTGAGTAATATCCTAATTTAGTACCATCTGGCATCTGATATGTGCTACCTGTTTGAACAATTACGCCAAACCCTACTGCCAGTTCTAATAACCCATAGTATTTGTTAAGACCATTTTCAAAACTTAGGTACATTTCACCTTCTAAGTATTGCTTACAGAATCTATTCTTAGCTGTCAATGCTCTTAGCACTACACCTGAGTAACTCTTCTGTCCTACTGCAAGCTTATCATCTAAATCTTTATCTTCCTTCATTGGCTTTCTTGCTAACTGCAAGGTAACTGATGGTAAATAGACTGCTGCTCTACCACCTGGCATATCTTTTACTAATGATGGGAACATTGCTGACGGGTCATCAAATATATGGTTAGTTACTATTATAGTTGTCTTTGTAACTGCAGCTAATTGAGTGCAAGTTCTTAATAATGACTTGACTGCCTTTGCTCTACTACCCATATCTGCACTTGTAGAACTCTTTTCCATTCTACCTAATTGCAATTCACTTTCCATATTACCTAATGAGTCAATTGCAATAATAAACTTACCGGTTTGTCCTTTTTCTTTTGCTTTTGTTAAGAAGTTAAAGATTGTATTACGACATTCTTCAATACTAAACGTTGGCACGTACTTTACATTTGAAGTATCTAAACCTAATGCAGCTGCTCCGTCTTTATCAATTGCATTCTCACTATCAAATATAATAGGAATAAGACCTTCTTTCTGAGCATTTGCTAAAATCTTTTGAACAATAAAAGACTTACCTGTCATTGATGGTCCAGCTAACATTGTTAATCTGCCTTTAGGAATACCACCAAATAAAGAACCGGATACAATGCCATTTAAGACCATTGATCCGGTATCAATCCAACCATCGACTGTTGAAAGAGCCCCATCGTTCAAAAACGATGCATATGGGTTACTCTTATCTATCTCACCTAAAATTTCGTTTATGTCTTTGTCCATACACCTATTATAAATGGTGTATGGACGAAATCAATAAACTATTTTAGTTTTTAGGTACAGGAATATCCATTATCTTTTTTGTTTCAACAAGCACATTAAGAGCTTTTGGATTCTTATCCTTAGCTTCAATAATATGATCTCTCCACATTAGGAATACTCTGCGAATTTTTTCTAACTCTTTGTCTGCTAATCTATTATCACCTTTATCCGTACCATTAATGACACGGGTTAAAGCACTAATAGCACCAGAAATACCATCTGCTTGACCACGTTTAAACTCCTTTGGGTTGTTTAAGTAGCTGTTGTTTTGATTTTGTGTTGTTGCCATAAATTAATCCTCAAATAGTTTGATTACTTCTGGCTTTGCACCTGCTGCTGGTGCAGCAGCTACTGGTTTAGCTGTATTAGCATTTTCAATAATCTTATCATATTGAGAAGTAATTCTAGCATCAACATTAAAATCAAGACCAATTGCAACATTTGCCTTATTGTATCTATATGTAAAGTTTCTTAGATTCTTTTCATCAGATGCAATAAATTCTGCTAAGAATAGCGGAATAAGTTGGACTTGGAATTGACCATTTTGTGGCTGTACTGTAATCATTACAGGGTTCAAAATGTCAACTGTTTCTGCTGTCTCATCTGCAAGAACACCTAAAATGTTCCTTCCTGTGTTATCAATAATAGTTACGTAAGTATTGCTCATGATAGTATTTTATAGTTATAACGTTTAAAATCAAGCAAATAACTCAAATAAGTTAGTTTGTACTAAATTACCAGGTTTTTGAGCTGACCAGTTAACGTTTTCATAAAACCTTTCAACAACGGAAAAGATATGACTTTCAAACATTGTCTCATAATCAGCTTCAAATAACTTTTTAAACTCTTCTGGATAGTAATATTTGTAGCCAATAGCCTGTATGTTGTACTTGTTTGGTTGTGCAAGGTAGAAGTACCGTACTTTATCCCCGGAACTTATCTTTTCGTACTTGTTACTTAGTTTAAATTTATCTAAGAGTATATTATAGTAGTAAGCAGCTTTTACGTGGCAAGGCATACCCTTTGCAGTTGTAAATCCATCACACTGACCAGCAAACTTTTCATAGCCTTTAATGCCAGACACTAGTGCAATATCTTCTACTGTCAGCGTCTTGAATATTTCATACGTCTCATTGATAAGCTTGTTTGTATTGCCAATGTTTTGTGTTAATAACATTGTCTCAATAATACGTTTTACGTAAGGTTTAACTGCTTTAGGCATTGTACTTCTTACAACTTCAACCCCAGTGTACTTAAACTTATCACAAGGTATACCTTCATCATCTAAGATATGCAACACATAACGTTTTTTCTGTAAGAATATACCAACATCTGCTATAGCTTCACGTTTGAATATAAACCTGCAGTCTTTAGAGTTTAAAGCTTTAGCACCCCACGTTTTAATGTTAGTGTTTAAGTACTCTTCAATCTTATTAACTGTGTCATACGCCTCTTTTGTTAGTTTATTACCCTTTTTAAACACTTTGTCTTTAAATAAAGGTTTTATAGACACATAAGAAGAATCTGTGTCGTTGTAAATGATACATTTATTAAGTAGTTCATCATCAATTGAGCTGATCTCGTTTTTAATAAATGACTTAAGTAACTCATTCGAATGCTTAATAACGGACTGACCGGTAAGCGTAATTGAAGAAGCCACATCATCATCGCCAAAAGGCGCGTTTTTATTGCCAAAGTAACCATAAATTGAGTTAATAAAGACTTTAATACACAACTGCTTTGCATCAAGTTGATCGATAGTCATCTTGAGTTGTTTTGCATTTTTTGTATCTTTGTTTTCTAGTTCAGAGTATTGCTTTTTAAGCTTTTTAATGTCTTTTCTTATTGCTTGTCTCTTATTGTAATAGTAGTCTAAGATCTCAGGCATTACACCTTTTTTCTTCTGTGAAAACATTACATTAGCTTTACTAATTGCTATTTCTTCTGATTCAATAAACTGTGCAAATTTAGCTATAGGTAAGGAATATGTCTTACCACTTACATGCCTGATAGTAACTTCAGTATCGTTTTTGTCTTCAATAACCCCTACTTTAGTCTCAGGGGATATATTCAAGCTAATCATCACGTTTGGATATAGAGAGTTAGCGTCAAATGAAATTACACACTCTTGAAACCCATTTAAAGGAGCTCCAACGTATGCACCGGGATTTTTACTCCCATCGTCTGCATCTCTAATAAAAGAAGGTATACGCTGGCTACGGAATCTAGCTCTAACTGCAGTAGCTCCGTTAATAACTGATAACGAACCCATTGCACCTTCAAACGTAGTTAACCCCACGTAAGCTAACATACGAATTAGTTCAGAGTACTTTAACTTTTCTTCTAACTTTACCAGTAGTCTAACGTCTTGAATGTTGTAATCAATGAACGTTTTCCAATCTGTATCAGCTAACGTTGCTAAGTTCATTGTACCAAAGTCAACTTTACCTTCACCTAATTCAGCTTCTGCAATTGAAGCTAATTTATAGCTTTCACGTTCACCTGCACTAAAACGTTTATACACATCTAAGTAGTCAATTAGAGATATACCTTCAATGTACCAACGAATTTGTTCTTGACCGAATTGTCCTTTAATTGCTCTACTGTAAACGTTATTAGATGGTGATAACCGGTTAGTATAACTTTGATCTAATACTTTTGTACATCTATTAATAATATATGGAATATCAAAAAACTCTGAATTCCAACCCGTTAAGATATCTGGGTAATCACTCTCAAAGTACTCAATAAACTTCTTAAACAAATCAGCTTCACTTGTACATTTAACGTACTTAACGTCTGATTCATCTGTATGATAATCTTTAACACCCCACGTTACAAACTTTTTACTCAATGTATCATAAACAGTTATAACATTAACAGGAGCTTTTGCTTCATTAGCATGAGGAAAGTCGTCTGGTGCATATACCTCGATATCAACAAACATTACCTTAATTGGATGTTGTGCAAACTCAGGCTTTTCATTCTCTTTCCAAAACGTATCAATAAGATATTGCTGTACAATAGGAAAGTTATCAAACACTCTCTTAACGTTTGTATCTTTTAAGTATTTGAATCTATCATACTGGGTTCTAAAAGACTTTTTAACAAGCTTTGTACCGTAAATTGATTCATCATTACCCGCACCTTCAACATATAGGTAAGGATCTACGGATGCGTCTACTTTAATACGTTTACCGTCTTTATCCCAAGTAAATAACGTAACACAACGTTCTTTACTATTATAATATATGTTACGATAGCTCACGTAACTATTATATCACTGTACCCGTAAAATCAATCTTTATTGTATCTTGCAAGATTCTTACGGGAAGGATCGCCATATGGAGTACCGTACATTTCCATGTAACAATCAATGTTTTGATCGGTTTCAAGCCAGCGTGTTTCAGCGTACTGTCTACCTTTCTTACAAATTGATTTGTACTTATCTACATCCTTCAACGTTGCATCAATTTGAGCAATCATTTCATCACCTGTCTTAAACTTGATAGGTGCATTTGCATATGTACATAAATCTTGACAAGCAATTGGTAAACCAAATGCACAAGCTTCAATGTACTTTAAATCACTCTTTGACTTATTAAAAATGTTATCTTGTAAAGGTGCAACCATCATATTAACGTTTAAGTTACTAATTGCGTCACCGTATTCAAATAAACGTTTCCATTGGTGGAATTCAATTTTACCACTCTTAACTAAGTCAAGTAATGATAGTGGGAAAGCTCCCATAAACACCCATTGGTACTTATCTACCGTTCTTCTAATGATTTCATTAACGTGATAGAAGTCATCTTTTTGTTTAATACGGTTATCTACGTCAAAGTGAGCACCTGAACCAGCATATAAAATACGTGGCTTTTTCTTATACTTGTCCAAGTTAGTCATGTTCTTGGTAAGATCAAAATGATTACCAATCCAGAACTTAGGCATAAAGTTAGGTATAACTGTAACGTTCTTATTACCTGTCTTATCCCTATAATAATCCTTCATAAAATCACATGTTACTGTAATTTCATCACACATTGCCATAATAGCTTGTGCGGATTCTCTGATTTCTGGGTTTTCAAAAGCTGGTTTATATTTGTTATACTCAGGAATATCTTCCTTAAAGCAAATATCGTCAATTTCATAAATTAACTTCATGCCATTGTGCTTTGAAATTTCTTTTAAATGCTTTACAAACTCTAATTGCTGTTTTGTAGCTTGTCTCTGAATTCTAACAGCTTTTGTCATTACATAATATCTTGGATCTAAGTTCATTACCGTCGTACCTTGTACAACTGCTTTAGCATGCGCATTCAATACATTTTCAGGCCAAATCATACGCCAGTGACCACAGCCACTATAGTCAGCATAATAGTTTAAAAACCTTGGTAAATCTAGTTCTTTTGGACGTTCTGATTGGGTATTAGGTGCTTGAGTTGTACTTGTAACACCTTGAAACATTGGTGGTGGTGCCGATTGAAAAGGTATGGCAGATTTATTGGCAAAAGGTATATTTGTATTCCCGATCATAGTATAATTTATAAAGTGTTAGCTATTATTCAACAAAGTTAACTCGTCTAGTAATACCATTATGTTTCTCTAAAAATATTACGTC